ATCTTCAACACTGACGATGGCCATTTAATAAATTAAAGTTACGACCCTTTAACCTATTAAATGTTGACAAGGAGTGGATACATCATAGAAGGTAATGCCGAAATAAAAAAAGAATTGACTGTAAGACCTGAAGTCAATGGAGACTTTGGATTCCCTCCACCACCTTTTAAAGTTTTTAGAAAATCTAAGAATGGAATCTGCGTTCCAAGATTCTACGGAACTGCTAAGGTGGGAGAACCCACCGTTGACAAAAGACCCGAACCCACCAGAGTCAACCTCACCTTCAATGGAACTCTCCGTGACGCCACCCATCAGAACGCCGCACTTGCTGCAGCTCTCAAAGCAGGTCACGGAGTTCTTTCACTCCCATGTGGGTACGGGAAGACCACGGTGGCGTTAGCCATCGCGTGCAAGTTGGGATACAGAACTATGATTGTCGTTCACAAAGAGTTTCTCGCCGCGCAGTGGGAGGAGAGGATTCGTCAATTTTGTCCAGGGGCATCTATTGGAAGAGTTCAACAAAATAAAAAAGAAACAGAGTGTGATTTCATCATCGCCATGTTGCAAAGTTTATCTCTGAAAGAATATACTTTTGATGATTTTGATAGTGTTGGCACACTCATCGTTGACGAAGCCCATCACATTTGTGCAAAAGTATTTAGTCAGAGTTTATTCAGAATGTGTCCTCGTCACGTGTTTGGTCTTTCCGCCACCCCAGAAAGAAAAGATGGTCTTACAAAAGTTTTACACTGGTTCATGGGTCCAACATTTTTTGCCGTGGAACGGAAAAACCAAGCGCAGGTGGAAGTGTTTCCAGTGAAATACGAACACCCGATGTTTAAAAACCCCCCACCGTGCACGAGATTTGGTAAAATATCTCTGGTGAACATGATTACCGAACTCGTCGAGTGTCGGGACAGAAACAGGATGTTAGTAGAACTGATGAAGAAAGCATCGGCAGGAAGTCGTCAATTGCTCGTCCTCAGCGACCGTCGTCTACACTGCGAGATGCTTCACCAATGTTTCCCTAAAAACTCAGGTCTCTACATGGGTGGAATGAAAGAGAAGGACCTTCAAGAAAGTTCGACGAAAAAAATAATCATCGCAACATTTTCTCAAGCCCACGAGGGTTTGGATATCCCTACCCTAGACACGGTCATCTTGGCCACACCAAAGAGTGACATTCAGCAGAGCATTGGTCGTGTGATGCGAGAGACAAAGGGCAAACAAAACAATCCACACATCTATGACATAAGTGACCAGTGGAGTCTACTCACGGCGATGTGGTACAAACGTCTGAAGGTGTACAAGGCGGGTGGGTTTAAAATACATGGGAGTGGTGGTGAGCGCGCGACCACTTCTGAATTGCCTCAGGGAAAATGTTTATTTTTAAATATATCATAATAGTAGAAATGGCATTAGTGTCCCTCGTGAGTAAAGGGCTACAAGATGTGTACGTCAGTAATGATGAAAGTGATTACAGTCATTTTAAAATGAAATATAACAGACACACCAATTTTTCACAAGCCCCGAAACACATCGCCACCCTCGACGAAAACAACTGGAATTTTAAAATCCCCTCCGATGGTGACATCATCAATGCTCTTTGGGTAGAAGGGCACATCGTCGCGAATGTGTTTTACGAATCAACGATCGACCTGTACGTGGGTGGACAAAAAGTGGACTCCCAACCTTTTGAATACCTTTCAGACATCTGGACCAACTACCTGGCTGACACGTACACCAAAAGTACACAAATCAATAATAAAATATCTCAATCCGATACAAATTTCCAACCCCTCCACTTTTTCTTTTGTGACCACAAAGCCTTTTTACCTTTGTGTTGTCTGGCGTATCACGAAGTCGAGGTGAAAGTAAATTTTAAAGCGACAAACTTTTCAGCACATAACCGAACTGAAGCACAAAAGTCGTTGAAAGTATACGCAAACTTCGTGTACCTGGACACGCGTGAGAGAGAACAACTCGTTGGGAGACAAGTTGACCTACTCGTGACGCAGGTGCAGCAATTGCGAGCTCCCATGGAGACTGTCGTTGATAACGTGGTTGAAGAGGGTGGGTACAATAACATTGATATTTCTGCTTTTAATCATCCGGTGAAATCCATCTTTTTTGGTTTCAACGCATTATTGAATAACAAGGAGACGGACCGATTTACATTCAGGGAGTGTGATGTGCTCATCAATGGTCAAATATTATTTGAAAAAATGTCTCCAACATATTTTCACACCGTTCAAAATTATTTGAAATCAGCCTATGGAAACTCTGAATTTAACAATGAAAACTCCAATCCATTTTACACCCGTTTTTTTGCCTACCACTTTGGCCTCAATGCCTCAGAGTATTTCCCAAATGGCACGACAAACTTTTCACGTCTCGATTCAGTGAAACTCATCTTACGTGGTACAGAGAAAGGTTCGGCGAGACCGAGCGACCAGGATTTACAAGTGATGGCGGTCTCATATAATGTGCTTCGTCTAAAGGATGGAATGGGTGGAATTTTATTCGGAAGTTAAAGTAGAACATGGTCTTCTTAGGGAGCACAGGGAAATTTGACCAAGTTACCCTTGTTCGGCTTGACCCTCAGCGTCCCACAGAGGACTTGAGTAATCAGGTGGAGCAAAACATCTTCACAGGGGACTTGGAAGCTTCAAATGTGTTCACTTCAAATATTGGTATTGCAAACTTGTACCCTGAACACAACTTTTCCCTTGGGAGTAATTTGTGGATGAACGATGCTGGAACGACTGTTGTGAACATCAAAAAGAGAACGGAACTTGAGCAAGCTTTCGTGAGCACCCAGTTTGGTGTGAATACGACATCTGCTGTGTTCCCGTTTCAGGTGAATGACACAAACAGGGTGTATGTTGATAACCAAGGCGACCACCTGTTAGTCGCTGAAGGGAACATTTTGTGTTCAAATCTCATAATCTCTCAGGGTATCAGTGCCGATGGAGATATCAGACTCACGGGTAATATTTCAGCGACAAAGATTACTATTGATGAAGGGTTAGAATTCGGTGCAAACTTGGTGATTGATGACGTCGGCGACCCCGTGTTCCAGGTCACGGGGAATGTAGATACCATCGGTGATATGACGGTGTATGGAAACCTCTATGTAGAAGGAAATGTCTACATCACAGATACATCCATCTATGAGCGCGCAGAAAACCTCTCGGTGACGAACGCTATTTTGGAAGTAGGTTCGGGTAATGACACTGGGACCTATGATACATCTGTGATGTTTCATCAAGACCCTTCAAACGTATTCATTGGATATTTCCCAGGCGCTGGTGGTGAAGAAATCAAAGTTGGGCGAACTATTTCTGGACCCGCGGAAGAAAACATCACAGTCCTCACTGATTCAAATGTTGATGTACACATTTACGGGAACCTTTACGCCTCACACAGCTTGGGTGCGGGGAACATTGCACCCGTGCACAACTTGGATGTCGGTGCCAATTTATGGGCTCACGACACGGCGTCGAATGTGTTGTATGTGTCCGGAAATGTATACGCCGATAGGATGACTTTTGGACACGGATTTAATTTAGGTTCAAACGTCGTGGTCGATGATGCCGCGGCGAATGTGTTCCAAGTGGATGGGCGCGCGGCGTTCACCACCGTGTTTGCCACGGAGCGCATTGGCATCGCAAACACAAACCCAATACACACCCTATGCATTGGTTCAAACATTCACATGCACGAAGTTGGTGCAAACCTAGCTATGTTTCATGGGAATGTGGTAAGTACCCGCTTCATGGCAAATGATAGGGTGGGTATCAGGCAGTACAGCCCCGATGAAGCCTTACACGTTGGAGGGGATGTGCGTCTCGGTGGCAAAGCGGGCACAGATGCCAATGAAGATAAAACAATCAAATCAACGGGTGGTATTGTCGTGCACGCCGATGATTATGGGTCAGATAACACAAACAACGCCCTTACCCTCAAAGCGGGAGCTGTGGCGGCGAATGTGAGTGTCATCGAAGTGTCCTCTGGTGCCACCGATGCCACGAAACAGTTTATCAAGTTCAAGACGAAAAACAAAGAACACATGGTGATGAACTCTCTCGGTATGATTGGCATTTCAAACACCAACCCATCCGCAAATCTCACCGTCGGTGGAAGTGCGCACGTCGTTGGGAGTAATGCACTCACCCTCGGTGACCCGTGGGGTGGGAACACGACATTGCGTTCTTACGTAGACCCAGCTGTTGGACACACGTACGTGCAAAGCCGTGTGCTCTCTGGGAAGGGTTTTAACATTAACGTGAGTTCTACGGGTGTTGTCGGAAACCCTAAGATGACGATATTAGAATCTGGCCGAGTTGGCATAGGGACGACTATTCCCCAACCTCTGGGTCTCCAGGTCACTGGGAATGTGTTCGTAAACTCGCAAGTCGTGGCGAGAAATAATTTTTATCACGAAACGTGTCCCATGACAATTACAAATACCCGATTAGCAAATGTTGGTGATAACATGGAACCAGTGATTCAGCTGTGTCGGGACGCCACCGCTGGTACGACGCAAGGTGCTCGCGCGACACTCTCCGTTGGGAAACACGCGATTGAAAATAACACCTCTCGCACACGTCTTGATTTTAACTTGGCTGATGGTAATTATGCGACGACAAATCGTATCATGACCATGCTCTCTGCTGGGTTAGTTGGTATTGGAACACACACACCCAGAAGCAAACTTGAAATCCACTCTTCTGGTTCAGAAAATCCACTGACAAATGGTATTCTTGTGTACAATCCAAATGACGCGGACAATGAAGATGCCATCGTGTGCATGGAAGTCAACGATGCGGGTGGGGATGCATTTAGTAGCTATAAAGTGACGACCGGCGCAACCACGGGTTGGTCAGTGGGTGGAGCTTTCAGTGATAGCTCTAAATTTAAAATTTCAAACGATGCGACGACATTGAATACGTCAACCTATTTTGTCATAGATAACGGGGGGAATGTTGGTATTAACTCAAATGCACCCACCGAAAAGTTGGATGTAAACGGTGATGTGAAAATTGGAAATAAACTCACATTCAGAGGGGTCACCGCGGCATCGGATACTTCAGATACAACATTTTTACAAGAAAAAGCCTACGGTACTCAAGGACGCACAGAGTTGGTATTATTCAAAACAGATAACTCCGAGGGAAGTGAAGGCCCTGACCAGATTAGACACATCGCGGCGAGACATGTGTTCAACACCTACAGCAGTTCTGGTGCCATCACACAAGATAACATAGACGACATTTTAGGTGATGCAGCTGACATCGCGGCCATTGACTATGAAGTAAAACCAGTACTGAGTGTTGAAAAGGAGAGACGTGTGCTCATCAACTCCACCGAAGATGACTTGGCCACGGACACACGTTTGTACGTGGAAGGGAACATTAAAGTAAAAGAGGGTAATTTCATAGATACTTCAAATTTACACATTCTCTCAGACACCGCCAGTGGTGACAATTTCATAAAATCTTTGGAACAAAGCGACCTCTCGTTCCAATTTGGCCAAACCGGTGATTTTGAACGCATGCGTGTTCAAAACGATGGTAAAGTGCTCATAAACAGTGGTGAAAGTGCCGTGACCGCTTCACACACACTCCACGTCCACGATGATACCGAAAGTGATGTCACCCTCCTCAACCTAGAATCTGCACCCGGAGACAGTAGTTCAAAATACACCGCGATGCAGGTCACGACAAACACTGGATACGGGGGTTTCCTCAGAGCACAAAAAGGTGCTGCGAGCAATGCTTTCGTTGTGGGATACCTGGACAATGATACACAGGTAGATGCCCTGTCAATCATTAAAACTGGGCAAGTTGGTATCGGTACATCACAACCAAAGGCGAACATTCACCTGTATAACAGCAACTTGTTGGTGGAGCACGCGACGAGTAATGCCTTGATCGAATTCAAAGCTGGCGCGGCGACATCCAACATTTACATGAGTAATGACGACGATGACTTGTACCTGTACCCATCGGGTGGTAACGTCGTCGTACAAGGGTCGTTGACTGTTCAAGATGACATCATCTTCGGTGGTCGCATT